AATTTCAATAATTATGACAAGTACAATTAAAGTAAACAATATTCAAAATCAATGCGGAGCTAACATCATTAATGAAAGCTCTAACACAATAACTATCGGTGCAAGTGGCGATACCGTTTCTCTTGCATCAGGTGCATCTCAATCAGGGTTTGGTAGAACAGGTTCTGTAGATTGGCAAACAACTAAAAAAACTGCTACTTTTACAGCGACTAGCGGTGAAGGATATTTTTGTGATACAAGTGGTGGAGCATTTACTTTAACATTACCCAGTTCACCAAGCGCAGGAGATATTGTAGGTTTAAGAGATTATGCAAGTACATTTGCTACTAATAATTTAACAATTGGTAGGGGTGGCTCTAAGTTAAATGGAACTGCTGGTGATAAAGTATTAGCTACGAATAATTTAAGTTTAACTTTAGTTTATGTGGATGCCACTGAAGGATGGATACCAGTTGAAGAAGGAACTGGTTTTGTAGGAGAAGGTTTTATAAGTGCAACAGGTGGTACAATAACAGAATGTGGAAATTTTAAAATTCATACTTTTACAGGACCAGGAACTTTTACTGTTAATTGTTTAGCGTGTGCACCTGCAGATAATGTAGTTGATTATCTAGTAGTAGCAGGTGGAGCTGCTGGTGGATCATTTGGTGGTGGTGGAGGTGCTGGAGGTTTTAGATTTTTTGCTAATCCAACTAATAATCCTCAAAGTGGTCCAGGTGGACCTAGAAATGCACCTGCAGGTATAACAGTTACAGCACAAGGTTATCCAATAACCGTTGGAGCAGGTGGAGCAGGTAACCCTTCTTGTGTTCCTTTTCAAACAGGTAATGATGGTTCAAATTCAAGTTTTAGTACAATTACATCAACAGGTGGTGGCGGTGGTGGTAAATATGGTGCACCAACTGGTACTAATGGAAGTCCAGGTGGATCTGGTGGTGGTGGTGGAATAAATGAAAATAATGGCTCACTTAAATCAGGTGGAAGTGGTAATACTCCTCCAGTAAGTCCACCACAAGGTGAAAATGGCGGTCAAAGTGGTAATAGAGGTGGAAGTGGTCCTTATCCAGCAAGTGGTGGTGGTGGTGGAGCAATGGCTGCGGGAGCAGGTTTTAGTGGTAATACTGCTGGTGCAGGAGGAGCAGGAGGTGGTTTAACAGGCTTTGGTTCTTCTAATGGTCAATGTTCATCTTGTGTACAATATTTTTCTGGTGGTGGCGGTGGTTTATCAAGAGTAGTTGGTTGTAATGGTGCAGGTGGTCTAGGTGGTGGAGGTGTTGGAAGTGATCCAGCATCTACTGGTGATCCAGGACAAGCAGGAACAGCTAACACTGGTGGTGGTAGTGGAGGTGGTGGACCTGGACCACTCACATTATCTGGAGGTTCAGGTATAGTGGTAATAAGGTACAAATATCAATAGGTAAATTATGAGTGAAATAAAAGTAAATAAAATAAGTCCAAGAACAAATTGTGGAACAGTTCAATTAGGAGATAGTGGTGACACTATTACAATTCCTGCTGGTGCAACAATCACAAACAATGGAACACAAACAGGTTTTGGAAGAACAGGAACTGTTGATTGGGACACAACAGCAAAAACAGCTGGATTCACTGCTGTAAATGGTAATGGATATTTTATAGATACGACTTCAGGAGCTATCACAGTTACGCTACCTGCATCCCCTTCTGCTGGTAATATTGTAGCATTTAGAGATTATGCACAAACTTTTGATACTAATAATTTGACAATAGGAAGAAATTCACAACCCATAGATGGGCTAGCTGTTGATTTTGTTGTAGAGACAAAAGGAACCTCAGTAAATTTAGTTTATGTAGACGGAACGCAGGGATGGAAATCTGTAGCCAGTAATGATCAAGTTAATGAAGCAAAATTTATTGCAGCCACAGGTGGGACTATAACTACTTGTGGTAATTTTAAAATCCATAGTTTCACAGGTCCAGGTACTTTTTGTGTATCGTGTGGTGGAAATCCCGCAGGGTCTGTTTCAGTTGACTATTTAGTTGTAGCAGGTGGTGGATCTGGAGGATCAAATGGACCAGGACCAGGATCTAACGGATCAGGTGGAGGAGCAGGAGGATTAAGAATTGGTGCAGTTTGTGCACCATCAGCACCCCCATTAGTTACAACAGCTTTACCAGTAACAGTTCAAGGATACCCAATAACTGTTGGTGCAGGTGCATCAGCAGGACCTAGTCAGGGACAATCTGGTTCTAATTCAATTTTTTCAACAATAACATCAACAGGTGGTGGAGGTGGTGGAGCTGGAACACCTGGTGGATCACCTCCTAGAGTTGGTTTACCAGGAGGATCTGGAGGTGGTTCAAGAGAAGGTACAGCTGGTTCAGGTAACACACCACCCGTTAATCCTCCTCAAGGAAATGATGGTGGATGTGGTCCATATGGCGGTGGCGGTGGAGCTGGAAGTCCTGGTAAAGGAGTTCCACAAGTTCCAAGTCCAGCTGCTGGAAATGTATCAGCAGGAGAAGGTTTTCCAGTTGCAACTGTTTTTGGTTCAGCACCAAAAGGTTTTTATTTACCAAATAGTTCAAATGTAGGAGTAACTGCTTGTGGTACTTTTGCTGGAGGTGGTGGATCTGGTTTTGGAGGAACTAATGCAACGTCTAGAGCAGGTGGTCCAGGAGGCGGTGGACGATCTGGAAACAGAGTAGGGTCAGGTAACCCATCACCACCAGGAACTGCAGGAAGAGCAAATTCTGGTGGCGGTGGTGGATCAGTAGGCTCTCACCCAGATTCAGGACCTGGAGGATCAGGTGGAGCAGGTGGTTCAGGTATAGTATTAATAAGGTACAAATTTCAATAGTTGAATGGTAATTAAAATTAATATATAAGGAGAAACATTATGGCACATTTTGCAAAACTAGGAGCTAATGGAAAAGTTATTCAAGTGTTAACTATGGATAATGATAAGATGTTAAATGCCGATGGTGTTGAGGATGAAGCAGTAGGTCAACAGTGGTTGGAAACACACAACAACTGGCCTGCACAAATGTGGATTCAAACATCTTACAATACATCGCGTAATACACATAGCTCTGGAGATAACTCAAAAGCATTTAGAGGAAACTATGCAGGCATAGGTTATGAATGGGATGAAGATAACAATATCTTTTGGCCTAAAAAACCATATGCATCGTGGGTAAAAAATACTACAACTGCACAATGGGATTCACCGATCGGTGATGCTCCTGAATTAACTGCAGAACAAGGATCACAAAATGAAGCTGGCACTCATATGTGGTCTTATGTATGGAATGAATCAGGCCAGTCTTGGGACTTGACAGACCATAAAGCATAAATTAAAAAGGTATGTGGTATGCAGAAGAAAGTATTATCTGAACAAGCGTTATATTATGGTGATGTAACAATGCCTAAAGATTGGGACATTGACCGAGATAAATTATCAGGCGACATCTTACAATCAGTAATTCAAAATAAAGATTTTCCGTTTTCACGAACTTGGGATATGTTGAATACCTATATGCGAGATCATATTGGTCTTGAATATGGTATCAATCTAATTAACAAAAAAACTTGGGGCAATATCCATAAACCTGCGGAAACTACAATTCCATTACTTAATGTTGATCCAGTAGATTTACGAAACTCACCAGACTTTACATTATTATATGGTGTTAAAGTTAAAGATTGTATGGTTCGAATATATTTTGAAGATAACAGACGTAAAGGTAGATCTTGGGATATAGAACTTACAAACAATAAATTTATAATGTTTCCATCAACAAATATGTATTACTTAACTAATAATCAAAAGGATAGTTTAAATTTTGTACAAACTATAACTTATGAATATATCTAATTATTATTGGTATTTTAGTGGTGCACTGACACCAAAGTTTTGTGATGAAGTTATTAAATATGCTAATGCACAAAAAGAAACAATGGCCAGAACGGGTGGTTATGGGGACAGAAAACTAAATAAAGAAGAGATTAAAAACTTACAAAGAAAAAGAAAGTCTGATTTAGTGTGGCTTAATGATACTTGGATATATAAAGAATTACATCCATATGTACACAAAGCAAATGAAATGGCTGGTTGGAATTTTGATTGGGAGAGAAGTGAGTCCTGTCAGTTTACAAAATATAAGTTAAATCAATATTACGATTGGCATTGTGATAGTTGGGATAAACCATATCAACGAGACGATGTTGATCATCCAGAGCACGGAAGAATTCGAAAACTATCTATGACTTGTCAGTTAACAGATGGTTCAGAATATAAAGGTGGAGAATTAGAATTTGATTTTAGAAACTATGATCCACATATGCGAGATGAATCGAAGCATAGAATACAATGTAAAGA